AAATAAAAAAAAATGAAATAAATAAATATAAAATTAATACAAATAACAATATTGATAATAAAAATAACATAAAAAATAATGTATTAAATAATTCAGATATAACAAATTTAATAGATTTTTTGAAAAAATATTCAAATTTAAATAATCAATTTATTGATGATTTTTACAATATATATGATTTTAACATAAATAATAATAATGATTATATTATAGATTTAGAAATAATAGTTAAATGGTTAAATATGCGTAAAATGGATTTAAAAAAAACATTAGAACGAACATACATAAAAAATATTGATTATATTATTAATAAAAATAAGATTAAAAATAATGGTTCTGGGGGGCATAATAAAGAGATTATATTATTAACACCTGATTGTTTTAAAAGATTATGTTTATTATCAAAAACAAAAAAAGCTGAAGATGTTAGAACTTATTTTTTAGAATTAGAAAAATTAATTTATAATTATAAAAATTATATAATTGAATCTTTACAAGCAACAATTAATTTATTAGAAAATAATTCAAAAGAAATATCACAAAAAATTAAAGGAACTATTTATATTTTAAAATCACCTAAAGATATTGATGGAATATATCGATTTGGGCAAACTGAAGATTTTAAAAAACGTTTATCAAATTATAATTCTGCAAATAGTGATAAAATGGAAGTTTTATATATTTATGAAACTAAAGATTCTAAAAAAATACAAGATTGCGTAATTGCACAAATTAAAACTTTAAGATATAGAAAAAGAAAAGATTTCTATGAAATTAATTTAAATTTATTAAAAAAAATAATATCTGAATGTTCTTCTTTAACATTAAAATATAAAAAATCAATTAATAAAAGTTTAAAATTACAAGATGGTGGAGATAATAACAAAAATTTATTTTTATTCATTAAATATTTATAGTAATAAAAAAAATTAAAATAAATTGTTATAAAGAAGAAAAATAAATTTTTTTTTTAAGACATTAAAGCATATTCAAAATATATAAATGTAAATGTAGAGGATAAATATAATTTATTAAAACTTATAAAAAAAGTTTGCGTAAAAGATTCAAATTAATTTATAAAACTTTTAGCTTCTAAAATCAACTCTAATTTGATCTATAGTTTCTTAATATGTTTTTTTACAAAGCTGGCTTTCTAGATCGTCTAATATGTATGTAGCCTGATTCTTAATCATTCTTTTTTATTATTTATATATTAAAAATTTTCTTTATATTAATACAAAAAAATTGAATAAACAAATATATATTAAAAATATGTTTAATGAATATAAATGTCTATAATAGAGTATTATAATAAAATTTTTAACGAATTTACTGAAGAAGAGAAACAGATATGGACAGAACATAAACCAAAGTTTATTAAAAATAGAGAGTTTTATACATTATTTGAAATTATTGTTATGTTAGAAGGTGATAGTTTTGGAAAGTATTCTGATGAACTTTTATATCTCGTAGAAGAACAGTCTGAACGTAATGCAATAATAAGCAAGTTAGTACAGGAAGGAAAAGGTAATTATATGCATCGTATGATTGATCGATTAAATAATTGGTGTCCTTCTGCGTATGATATAACACTCAATCCAATAAACTATTCACCATTCTAATTATGAGATAAAAAATTGTAAAAACTAATCTATAATTAATTTATACTTTATATTGTAATTAAAAAAGAATGTCAGAAGACTTTGATATCTATAATATCCGAGCTTATTTAAAGTTTACAGATCAAACAAAGGCTATGAGGGTAGCCAAGAAACATGGTATTACCAATCAAAAGTTTTTAGAAATGAAGAAAAATGCTGGTTTTACAAACTGGACTAAAGAAAAAAGAAAAAATAACAAACTTGTTCAGGAGTACGAGGAGTGTGAAATCATAAGGGTTGATGATGATACTATGTTTGATAGTAAAGAGATAGATGAAATACTCTCTCATATATGGATAAACATAAAAGACTAGGAACAAGCATAAATACACATATATTAAAAAAATTGAAAAATTAATTTTATATTAATTATATTTTATATGATTTATAAAAATGCAAAAACATAAGATTATCCAATATGAAATAATAGAAAATTATCTAAACAATATAAACAGTAAGTTATCATCGAATGAGAAAAAACACTTTAAAGAGCTCAAAGATGGTTATAGAGTTAGAGCTGTCTCTACACTTATTAAAATCATGGTAGAAGTTGAAGAGAATAGAGTATCTTTGGGACAAGAATTAGGATACTTCACATTAGAGTTAATAAATCTTTTACCAGTTCAAAATCGTGTACAGTTTTATAAGTTTGCAAAAAGACAACGTATTTTAGTCTGGGACAAAAAACTTAGCAAAACCTTTGAAAGTTTTACGAAACAAATAAATAATATGCGTTTATAATTAATTTATTATTAGTTGGTAATTTTATTTTATAAATAACAATTAAAATGATAATGATGGCAGATAAAATATATTTTAAAAATGTAGAGTTGAATTGTCATATAATTATGTAGAGTCTCCTAAGGATACTCTAGAGCTTGTATAAGCCTGTACAATATACATAGTAATTAAAGTCACAGTAGGTCCCCAAAATGTATCAATAATTGCAAGTGTAACACTGTAATTCTCAAAAGCTGTTAAATTAGTAAAATTATAAATAGAATAAATAAAAAAACTAATTAATACACAATTAATCAAACTAAATTTATTATAAATTAAAAATATTAAATATAAACTAATTATTATGTATGTGAATACAGCAGCATATATGTTTAATTGAAATTTGCTGTTTTGAATATTTTCTATATTTGACAAGTACATTTTATTATTTAGGTATATCCATATTATATCTAAAACTAAAAATATTATTAATCCCAAAAAATATTGTTCCATGTATATATATATATACAAATATTATTTTTATAATGTCTATTTATGATATTAAAATTAATACAGACATTAATAATCCAGAAATCAGAACATTAATAGAAAATTTAAATAAAGATTTAGATATAGAAGCAATAGATGAAAATATATTAAAAATATTATCATATACAGAAAAAAATTTTATTAAACAGTTTTTGATTAATTTTAAAAATAATATTACGTTAGAAGATATAGAAGAAGAAATATCAGATTATTGGACAATAACAAATAAAATAACAAATAAACAATATACAGTATTTAAGTATGCTTATAGATTTGGATTACATAAATTTGTGAACAATGATTATATTTTTACAGTATGGATAACAAAACAAGATAAATTATGGTTTAATTATTCAAAAATACCCATAATTAAATCTTAATCTATAATAATAAAATGAGTAATTTAATTATTATAATATTATTAACATTAATAATTAGTTTTTTAAGTATGGATAAAATTGATAATTGGTATTTAAATTTGAATAAATCGCCATTTACACCACCAGGATATATATTTAGTATAGTTTGGATTATATTATATATTTTAATGAGTATATCTGTATGGATCATATGGAAAACAGAAAAACAAATAACATTTCCAATACAATTATATATAATACAATTAATATTAAATTTTGCATGGAGTCCTTTATTTTTTAAATATCATTGTATTAATGAATCGCTGTTTTTATTGTTATTGTTATGGATATTAGTTTTTACTATTATAATTTTATTTTATTCAATAAATAAAATAGCTGGTTTATTATTAATACCTTATTTAATATGGTTATCGTTCGCATTTTATTTAAATTATTATATTGTTGAAAATAATTAAAAAAGTAAATAATTATTTAAAAAATTGAATTATATATATTTTATATATAAGTATTCCAAAGTCAAACAAATTGAACCAAGTAGAGCCAGTCCGTGGGCTGGCTCTACAGTCTCCGAAGGATGGACCAGTTGAAACAGTTTGAAATAACAAAAAGAATAGAGTTTGCTTGTCTTCTTGAAAGATTCCAAAAAAAAATAGATATTCAAATAAATACAGATATAGTTAGTAAAATATATGATTTATATGATGGAACATATGAGAATTATACACTTTTGGAATTAATAAATAAATTATTAGAAAATAAAGTAAAGATTACATGTCCTTGGAACAAAAAAATGATTATTGAAATGATACAAACGCAAGGTTTATATATTCCAAAAAAATATGAGCCTATAGAACCAACTAATTGGGAATTAAAAATATCTGGGGGAGGTCATTGTTGTTTGCAATGCAATAATTTTATTACAATCAGTAATCATGATATAATTAAATCTTCAAATGGTAACGAGTATGAAATTATGATTGTAGAATATGACGACGATGACGATGATGATGATGACAATGATGATGATGGTAAAGTATATGTTTATTTGTTCAATTTACACGATGAGCAAGAAACAGACTTTTTACCAATGACTTTAGTAAACATATTAGATTACGAAGATATAACCATTATAACAAATCAAGATAAGGGTTTATACAAAGGTCCTTATGAAAATTATACCCTTATAGAACTCTTACACATCCTAAAAAAAAAAAATATAGAGATTGATTGTTATTGGAACAAAAATGCTATAATTGAGATGATAAAAACAGATGAACAAAAATTTGACATTCCTAAGAAATACGAACCTCTTCAACCTAGCACTTGGAAATACGATAGACATAGGATAACTGATGATAGTTTTAGATATGACTATTTGCATGTAACTAGTAGCACATGTGGAGCTGTTTTTGAATTTACACAAAATGATTTGATCAGATTATCTGATGATAATATATATGAAATAGAAATCACAAAAGAAGAAGAATTCCAGCATGTTATTGGAGAAGATATAAACATAGATATATATGTTTGTTTGTATCATATAGAAACAGCTCAAGAAAAATATTTTTATGCAAAGGAATTTGTAAGATTGTTAGATTATCACGATGTGACAATCGTAAGAAATAGAGGAGCAAAATATAATTTATATTGAAATAAATATAATAAAAAAATTGAAATATAAATTAATTATAATTAAAATAATTAATATTAGTAAAAAATGACTGAAGCTAAAATGTCGAACAAAATCACATTAAAAATTACAAAGAAAAAAGATCCAAAGTTAGAAGATGTGCTTTTTACAAATATAGTTACTAAATCAAAACAAATTATGAAATATAATAATAATAAAATGATTTCTGTAAAACATATTAAATTTGCTATTAAAGAATTATTTAATATTGTTGAAGCTGAAAAATATATAACAGAATGTAAGACAAAACTAGATAGTTTTGAAGACAATAATAAAAAACCTACAAACTTTAAAACTATAAAGAAAAAGATTAAAAATATTTATAATAGTAGGATTTATGATAATACTGTTGTTTTTTTATGTGGATTAGTATAAATTAATTACACTAATTAATATAAATTTATTTATATTAGTTACACTAATTAATATAAATTTATTTATATTAGTTACACTGATTAATTTATAAATTAATTACACTAATAAATATAAATTTATTTATATTAGTTACAAGTTTTGTATTGCTTTCATATATATATTATAATAATTTTCTGGATCAAAATAATTATCAATATACGCTAAAATACATGTTAAAAATTCGGCAGATCTTTCATTAATACTATAAATATTGTATTTTAACAAATCGTTTTTTACTTCTGCTGAATACTTTGAAAATATAAAATTTATCTCTAATAATATTTCATAATTATATTCACAATTATTAGAAATAAAATTATGAAAGTTATCATGATATTTATTATTATACTCAGCATATGCTCTGATTAATGAATTATTAATATTTAAATTATCAAATGTGTCAGCCAGATCATCTATTTCAGACATAATATATTATATTTTTATAAAATCATCATTATTTATATCATTATCGTTATTATAATTATTATTCAATTTTATTTCATTTTTTGTTACATCAGTATTATTATTCAATTTTATTGTAATAATTTCTTTTTTTAATACATCAATATTATTATTCTCGGTACTTTTCATATTATAATTATTTTTTAATTTTATTGTATTAATTTCTTCTTTTAATATATCAATATTATTATTAATTGCTTCAATCATTTTGATATTGTTCATATTATTATCATTTTTTAATTTTTTAATTGATTTATTTAATTGTTTTATTTCACAATTAAGTTTAACATTCTCATTAAGAAGAAAATTTATTTTTATTTTTAAATTATTATTATTATTATTATAAAATCCGAACATTATAATAATAATATCCTTAAATATTTAAATAGTTTTATTTTTAAATTAATACTACTACTATTAAAACTATAATCCCAACGAATATTACAGTATTAGTTTTCCATTTACTATTATTTGTATTGTCGTAAAAACTATACCTACGATTATAATCGTCCATTATTATAATAGTATTCTTTAATATTTAAATAGTTTATTCTAATTTTATTTTTTTTCTTGATTCGTTGTTATGATATATATAACAGGTATGTCTTTTTTTATCATTTTTTTGTAATTTTAACATTACATTATAAATTGAACAGCTATACGCGAGTAAACAGCTTGCTATTTGCTTGGTGTACGCAACAATAAAATCAACATTTAAATAATTTGTAATTAATTGTAATTTATTAATTATCATATTGACTTTCTTTTTCTTAAATTATATGGTGATTTGTTTTCTTTAACAATCTTATTGATTGATGCTGTGTTCAAATAAATTTTAATAAAAATAAATAAAATAAAAATTTCATATAAAAACAATAAAACAAATAAATGCTCTAATAATATTTTAGACTGATTTAAATCATTTAAATAATTTTTGAAATTTTTCATTATAGCACTCTCTGACATTTTGTTAATTTATGATTATATTTTTCTTTAAATTTATTAATGTGTTCAAAATTATATTATAATTATTAAATAGTATTTTAATAATGAAGAAAACGTGTTGTATTGTAACAATTATAAGATATGATCATTTCTATTTAAAAGAATTTATAGATTATCATTCAATGATAGGTGTTCGTAAATTTATTATTTATAATAACGGAATACGAATAAAAGAAGAATATCCTAATTGTGTGATAATAGATTTTCCTGGAGATGTTATGAAAAGAACTGCATATAGCCATTTTACTATAAATTTGCTAGACACTATTGAAGAAGATTGGATACTATTTATAGATTCCAATGAGTTTTTGGTTCCTAAAAAACATATTACTATTCAAAAATTTATTGATGAACAGCTTGCTAATCACGCGCAGCACACAAGTGAACAGCTTGCTAATCACGCGCAGCACACAAGTGAACAGCTTGCTAATCACGCGCAGCACACAAGTGAACAGCTTGCTAATCACGCGCAGCACACAAGTGAACAGCTTGCTAATCATGCGCTGCACACAAGTGAACTAAATTCAATAGGTATCGTAAAAAAAATATTTTCTACAAACGGTCATATAAATAAACCAGATAAAGAAAGTTTTTTAAATTATACATTATCAAAAACAAGCTCAGAAATTCAAACTATTATTCATAAAGATTTATTAAAAAAAAACATTCATAAAAAAATGTTCGACGACTTAAATAATATTTTAAATACGGCAAAGATCATAGAGGACACTGAAATTATATGTATAAACCATTATTTACGTTCATGGTCTGAATTAATTCATAAAATAAAACATTACGAAAGATTGGAAAGTCATCATAAATATGACTTTTCTGAATTTAAGAATGATGCTTTTTCAAAAGATTGCGAAAGAGATATGAGTATTTTAAAATTATTAAGTATTAAAAATGTAAAAGAACACACAATACCAGAAGATGAAGAAGAGCTAGTAAATAAATTATTAAATAATTAAAATAACAAAAATAAAATTATTTTATAAAGAAGAACTAGTAAATGATTAAAAGGAAATAAAGATTTTAATTCTAACTATAAAATTAAAATCTTAATAATTATTATATAAATGGAAGAAAAATTAATAGAATATCTAAAAACAGAACGAAATGATCTAAAAGAAAAGAAATTAACAGAGTTTTGGGTGATGTGTGATACAGATGTTTTTAAACCCATAAAGAATTTATCAGAACAACAAGTCGAAAAAATATTAATGGATGACCCTGAGAAATATGGTAAAAGAAAGATTGCAAGTATTCGTATAGCATTTAATCCTACAAAAAAAGCAATTAAAACAAAAGATCTATTAATAAGTTTTGTTATTGTTGTGATGAATATAAGTTCTAAAGGTGAATTAAAAATTTCTAATCAAAAAACTTTATGTATAAACTATGATGTTGATGATCTAAATACTCGCAAATTTAAAATGTCAGATGTTAAATTATTTCTTAAATTGTGTAAGAATGGGATTCTGAATTCAGATACCTTAAATGGTCTTTTCTTACAACATGCTTTAGAAAAACTAGAAAAAAAAAATATAACATTAGATGAAATTTAAATTAACATTTTTATATATGGGACCATTGTGCCATTTTTATTTTTAAAATCTCTTTTAGCTTTTCTTTCATAAAAATTATGAAGGAAGCTAGAAGGAATATTATATGCTTTAAATATTCCTTCTAGTTGTGTTAATGGCATAGATTCGCTAATGTTATTAGTTAAAATGATTGGGAAAGAGTCTTTAGCTCCTAATATTATAGGTTGTCCAATCTGGTTTAAATTTAATTGTAAATTATTATTAACGTCTATTTGTTTTTTTTCTTGAAGATTTACAAATAATTTATTTATTTCTTTAATATTTTTATTCGTTGTTTTACTATCATAAGTGTTAATAAAATCTTTTTTAATATTACGTATATAGCTATTCAATTTTGTTAAAATACTACACATATTCTTATGAGTAGTATTTTGTATTTTTCTATTTTTTAGTTTGTCAATTTGTGTTTTAATTTCATTAATATTATCATTCTCACCCAAGGGCTCATTAAGATAATAGCTCATTGTATTAACTAATTCTTCAGATTCAATTATAAAATTATCATAATATTTATTAAATTCCTCTGTATTTGTTTTCATAGATTTTATTGTTTGTTTTAAATTATCTACACCTATAATTGTATATTTATAACAATAATTAGCACAATTAAATGTATGATAAGTCAGATCCTTTATTCTGTCAATATCATATATTATTTGATCATAATTTTTATTTAATATTTGCAAAGCTTTAATTTCACCAGTTAATTTTGATACTGTATTTTCATGAATTTTTTTTTGTGATTCTAATTTAGAATCATGATTTTTTTGATTTTCATTTATTATTTCTGAAAAATCATTTTTAAATTTTTCTATAATATTATTTTTATTTTTTAATTTGATATCACTTGCATTCTCTACTAACTCTTGTATTTTTATTAATAGTTTAAAATTCATAGTTTTTAATTCATACAATTGTTTATCATTAATAGAATTGATTAATTCTGTTAATGAATTCCAACTAAAATATAATTTAGAATCTATTAACTCTAAATATTGCCAAGATAATTGTTTAATAATTTTACCGTTACTAGATCGAAACAAAGTATTTATGACAAATTTTAATGGTATATTGTATTGTGCATATTTATTTTGAGGATTTGCTTTTTTTGCAACATCTCCATTAATCTTATAATCATATAAATGTTTAAATTTTCTATTAGATTTTTTATCTTCGAGTATCAAAGACCATTTTTCTAACGCTTTTCTTTTACCATTAATTAATTTTTTCTTATCTTTATAATCACTATTTTCAACATCTTTAATTTCATTATTTAAAGATTCTACTTCTTCTTGGCAAAATTTAAAAAATTGTTCAAAATTATATTCTTGTTCAAAATCATAATTATTAGTTATCAATTGTTCAGATAACTTATTTTCTAAATTGGAAAAGAAAATTTTAATATATGCTAAATCTTCATCCAGTTTAACTTCATAAAATTGCATAGATACGAAACCGGATACATGTAAAATGAGTTCTTTATTGATATCATTTGAATTATTTTTATGTTCGATTGATTTTTCATTATATTCGATACCAATATAATTACCTATAGCTAAATCATATTTCTTTCCATGTAAATCATATTGATAGCGAACACGTAAATCATCTGGATATTTAGAAAACAAATCATGATACGTTAAATAATTTTGAATAGCATTTAAAATATCCCATTCCGATCTTTTGGGTTTTATTTTATTCCATAACTGCTTCTTAATTTTATCTATATTAGGTCTATAATCATTATTATAATCAATATCAATACCTAAAATATAATAAATTATTGGCATATAAATACAATACATTCCTGTAGTATTATTTTTCTTGTTACAGCAATATTTACTTTTTTCGTTGTGAACTTCATCTGTAAAAAAATTTATAACGTCATCAACTTTAATATATTGTTTATCTTGTTTGTTTAATACATATTCTCGTAATTTGCTTTCTTCGTCAAATGCTTCTAAAAGTAATTTTACACATATTTTATTATGAGAATATGTAGCATCGAAATGCAAATCTATATCACATATTATATCATTACCTTTTTTCCATATTAAATAATTAATAGTTCTATAACGATATAATTCTTGTTCATTATATATATTTTTTGGGAATTGTTGTTCTAACAATTTTTCAAAGTTTTGTTTAGGTTTAGGTCTAGGTCCGAGTTCTGATTCGTATTTGGATTCAGATTCAGATTCAGATTCAGATTCAGATTCAGATTCAGATTCAGATTCAGATTCAGATTCAGATTCAGATTCAGATTCAGATTCAGATTCAGATTCAGATTCTGAATTATAACAAGATTTTTCAGTATTTAGTTTATTATTTAAACCAGATCCAAAATCATCATCAGAACCAAAATCTGAATCAGTGTCGCACATCTTTTATAAATATAAATTAATTATATATGTATATTACTTATTAAATAATATTTTTACAATTTTTTTTATAATTAGTACACAAAACAAAAAAAATTGTAAAATAATTATTTTACATAAAGTATTATAAGTATATGAGATTATAAATGTTGATTAAGAAGATAATAATAATTATTATATCATACTATATATCTAATTATCTTCTTATAGATAAAAAACATTATGACGTTAATTATTTTAATATAGATTGTTTTAGAGAAGAACGATATAGATGTATTAGATATATAGATAATAATTATATAAAAATAAAAAATAAAAATATAATTGTAAAATATATTCATAATTATCCATATAAAAAATGTATAAAATATCAAAACAATTACATTGAATATGTAATTAATAAAAATAAAATAATTATATATAACACGTTAATTAATGTAATATTCTATGTAAATATATTTTTTGTAATTACTGATCGATATCTTAATATCATCATCTATAAAACAATGAACTATATTATTCAATAAAAGCTTGATATAGCTCTTGAATATATTGTGCATGATATTCTTTTTCTAATATTTGTTTTCTAATATACAATTCTATTAACCAATCTGTTTGATTGGTTTGTTTAGGAATATCTTTTTTATTAACTATTAATTTTTCTTTTTTAATAGTTTTAATATTAATATTTAAACTTGCTAAATTTATTTCAATATATTTTTCTATTAACGAATTTTCATCACACAATAACTTTAAATTTTCTTTTTCTTTTTCTAATGTTTTTAAAGATATACGCTGACTATGATTAAATATTATTCTTCTTACAATAGTACCTTTTGGTTTCATAGCTGGTAATGTGACAATACTTCTACATATTGGACATTTTTTATTATTTTTATAGTTAGTAGACTGTCTATATTTATTAAAACATTTGCGATGAAATATATGTATTGTACTTTCACAAGGCATGTGTATTTTTTCAGTAGGAAAAATATTATCACAACATATGGAACATAACGGTGATTCAATGGTTTCAGTCATTCTCAAGTTCTCAAGTTACTCAAGTTGCTCAAGTTCTCAATTTGCTCAAGTTGCTCAAGTTCTCAATATTGCTCAAGTTGCTCAAGTTCTCAATATTGCTAATAAGGATTGTTAATAACTTCGCAATTTTTTTGCATTAATATTTTAATAATATAAAAATTCAATTTTTTTTATATTATTAAAGAATTTGTTATATATACCTTATTATATTAAAAATATTTATCCATCCATTCTTTTATAATTATAATCCATTTATCGTTATTGTTATAGGAGTTTGTTAAATATAAACTTATTATCTCAGCCATTATTTCTGCTGGGTGTTCTAATTTGCTAATAGATATATTTGGTAAATTATATTGTTTAATTATATTATCATTAATTATAATTTTATTATTGTTTTCTAAATTAATTAAATAAGTATTAGAGTTGTATAACTCGCGAGGGTTGTTTGTATATAATTGAATTAATAAATTATTATTATAACTATAATAATATTTTATATCGGGATTATTTCTGTTATAATCTATATCAAACTCAACTTTATCAAACCCCCAATTTTTATATAAAATATTAATATATTCTGGGTACATTCTTTGATAAATATGTACTTTTTCATGTATAATTATATTTATTTGGCTACTCGTCGAATTATAAAAAAACTTATTTGATAACACAATCACATTTTCAATTGTATGAGGGAAGCTATTTTCTAAATTAGTATCAATTTTAACAAATACCCACTTTATATTTTTAAAATTATTATATTTATTAATTTTTTTTTCAATAATATTTACAATATTTAATAATATATTTTTTTGTTCCATAGTAAATGCTAAATAACCTAATTGATATTTTTTAAAATATTCATTTTTATTATTACTTTTTCTTACTTGTAAATCATAACTATTCATATTATTAAAATATTCAGATGAATTTGTTATACTCATGAATTCATCAACAGTTAAATATTTAATACATGTAGTTTTTTTAAAAAAGAATAAATATATCAAATATGTAACTATAATTATTATTATAATTATACGAATCATATATATTATATCTCATATATTTTTTTCATCATCAGCAAAGTCTTCTGAAGATTCTTCAGAAGATTCTTCTCTTGGTACATAATCAGGATCTTTTACTGTATTGTCTAATTCTTCGTATTCATCCTCCAAATATTCATCATTTTCGTCTTCATCTTCATTTGTATCAATATTTAATTTGAAGTTATGTGAAGAAATTTTAATAATACCATTTTTCATAGTAATATAAATTGGATTATCAAATGTAAAAATTTTTCCTTTAGACAATTGTGTTATTGTCGCATTACTACACAATGCCATGTCAATTAACCCTAAATGTCCTGAAATTACTTGATAAATAAAACCTTCAGAATCTTCATAATAATCATCGCCACATATCGCTGGAATAGCTACAAATTTATAATTATTTACATCATATACTTCTTCTTCGTAGTTGTTGTGTTTCCAAACATTATAAAATATATCATCGGACATTACGTGCTTGACATCACCAATCCAATAAATAGAACCAGGTAAAACATAAGGTGTTTCCATTTTATAATTTATATTTTTAATATGTTTGCGTTTGTATATATAGATATAAAATTAAATAATTATATTTTTTAATAATTATTAAGAAATATAATTATTAAAAAATATAATTATTAAAAATATAATTATTAAAAATATAATTATTTAATATGATTTTTAACAACTGAGAAACACCCAAAACATGTTTTTTTAATTTTATTAACATTAAATTCTCCTTTACTAGCTAAACAAACAATATCAATAACTTCTTCAAGTAAATTATTATTTATCATAGTAATTAATGATTTAACTACTTCAGGTGATATAGTGTCATCGCTAGTACCAATAATCATATCTTCACCCTTGGCAATTTCTTGAATAGCCATTATTACATATTCTTTTTTATCATTATTATTAACATCGAAGCTTTCTATGATTTCCATAGATATAACTATAAGTTTCATTGCAGATGATGTATCAATTGAATTATTTTTAATAGCATTTCTTATTGATGTGACAAATGTTTGAAAAATTTGTTGATCAATCATTTATTTTATATTATATTATATTATATTATATTTAAATTTATATTAAACTAATAAATTAACAAAATAAATAAAGAGAAGTTAATACTATAATATTATTAATGATAAATTTAAATATAGAACAAAAAGAAATAATTAATAGTATAAAAAATGGATATAATATAATTGTAGATGCTGTTGCAGGATGTGGTAAAACAACAACATCATTAGCAATTGCACAGGAATGTAAAGATAAAAATGTTTTATTATTAACATACAATGCAGGGTTAAAAACAGAAACTCGCCAACGAATATTAAAATATAATATAAATAATTTAGAAGTACATAGTTATCACTCATTTTGTGTCAAGTATTATAATTATCCTTGCTATGATGATTTAAGGATGCAAATATTATTAAATAATAATGACATAATAAATAAATCTAATTTTAATTTTGATTTAATAATATTAGATGAACAGCAAGATATGAAACCTTTGTTTTTTGATTTAATTCAGTATATTATTAAACCAAATATACAAATATGTTTATTTGGCGATGTAAATCAAAATATATATTCGTATCAGGGTTCAAATAGTGATTATTTAATCAAAGCGAATGAATTAATTCCTTCGCATAACAAATGGAAAAAACATAGCATATTTACAACATTTAGAGTAAATAAATCAATTGCTGGTTTTGTAAATAAAATTCTTTTAAAAGAGGATAGATTGCATGCAATAAAAGAAGGTCCTCCTGTACAATATTTAATTTGCAACCCATTTAAACCAAAAGATATAATTAATAAAATCAAAGACTTTTTGGTTCAAGGATACACGCCTAATGACATATTTATTTTAGCACCTTCTATAAAATCAAAAAAGATTCCTATCCGATTATTGGAAAATTTATTAGTGTTGAATGGTTTGCCTTGTTGTGTTACTATTAATGACGAAGGTAACGTTATAGACGAAGAGGTTATGCATAATAAAATTTTATTCACAACATTTCATCAATCAAAAGGATTAGAAAGAAAAATAGTGTTTGTGTATTCAATGGATGAAGGATATTATAGATATGCAAAAAATGCAAATATAGATAAGTGTCCAAATCCTATATATGTAGCATGTACAAGATCTCTTGAGCATTTAATAATCATTCATGCGAGACAAAATTTACATTTACCATTTTTAAATATAAACGAATTAAATAATCATTGTATAATAGAAGGTGAAGTAGCACCCATAGAAACCAAATTTGACTCACCTACAAATGAAAACATTATACATAATATAACAGTTACAGATTATTTAAAAAATTTATCTATTAATCAAATTATAAATGTATTAAAATATATTAAATATGACACTATTCAAGAAAAATATAAAAATATAACAATACCTACAAAAACATTAACAAATAACAATATGTATGAAGATATTGCTGCTATTAATGGAATAGCTATACCATCATATTACGAATTTATAACAAATAAAAATTCTAAATTATTAGACAATATTGCGTGTAATATCAGTGACCTTTCTATAGATATAAAAAATAAATTAGATTTTGTTTTATTGAAAGATTGTTTAAATATTAATGATTTTTTATTTTTTGCAACAATATATGACATGCGTTTAAATGGTTATTATTATAAATTATCACAAATAAAAACATATGATTGGTTAGATGAAAAAATATTAAAAAACATATTAAACATAATACATAAAGCATTAGGGAATAAAATTTATCATAGAGAATTTGAGGAGAATTCAAGTATAATCATTAATAATAAAAAAATTTTTGGTATTATTGATTGTGTAGATAATGAAACTAAAACAATCTGGGAATTTAAAGCTGTATCTTATATAAGTGAAATTCATTTATTACAATTAGCTTTGTATGCTTTAATGTGTAAAGATATTTACAAAAATTACAGCTACAAAATATTAAATATTTTAACAGGCGAAATAAAAGAATTAGATATAAAAAATTCTAATTTAGATATAATATTAGAAAATTTTAAATAAATAATTAATTTAGAATTTATAATTTAAAATTTAAAATTTTTTATCTAATATAAATTATAAATTAAAAATGATTGAGATATATGCACATTCTTTAATCAAAGAACATTTTGATAATGGTTCAACCTCAACTTCAAATAAAAATAAACATGATCATGAATATGAATATGAATATTATAATACATATGACTATTATTATTTTATATTATATTTTTTTATATCTATTATTGCAGCGGGTATGTCATGGAAATGCAATGAAAAATCTAATTTTCCAATATTAATTAAAATACTTTGTTCATTAAATGCATTTCTTTTCCCTATTATATATTTTATATTTTTTGTTATATATTATGTCGTGAGTGGCGCGATGGCATGCAAAGAAGGTTATTATGTCAGCTTTGAAAATCATACTAAAGACATAGAAAAATTAAACGAATTATATGAACAATTTAAAGCAGCTACAACTAAAGCTGTAGAAGCTGCTGCTAAAACAGCAGAAGTAGCAACAGTTAAATAAATGCCGATTTTTTATCTTATTTGTTATAAAAATAAGATAAAAACTAATAAAGTTTATTAATTTAAAATTTCCAAGCTTTTTAATACAGATTGTAATTTTTCTTTATTGTCATCTTTTAATCTATTAGATGGAAATAAAACATTGAATTTAATTATTAAATCTCCATAATTTCCATTATTGTTTATTACTGGCATCCCTAATGTTTTATAAACATATGTTTTATTATGATCAATTGGTTCGGTAAAATCAATTTTAAGATTTTTATCTTTATAATGATTAATATATAAATGATCAATATGTGTTAGTAATTTCCAATAAGGAAGAGTAATATTATATATTAAATTATCACCATCAATAACAAAATTATCGTCTTTTTCTTCTACTACTATATTTAATATTAAATCTCCTTGAAGATGTATGAAATTATTATTTTCCACAATTAACGTTTCGTCACCTTTATTTTCAGCGATGATTTTCATTCCTGTTTTTACACCAGGAATGATATCAATATTTATATTTTCTTTAATGTTATAGTTACCTTTACCATTACATATATTACAATTATTATTACATTTATTTATAATACCTTTTGTTTTACATGCGTTACAATTAACTCTTTGTTGTATCATGATACCAAAATTACCAATTACTTTATTAGTATGTCCTGTGCCTTTGCATTCAGGACATGGTTGATTACATTTATCACAATACTTAGACATATTAATATCATATTTCTTCTTAATGCCAAAATATGCATCTCTTAAATTAATTTTTACAGTTTTTTCTATGTTTTTACCTTTCCTTTTTTTATTCATTTGCATACCAAATAAATTTTGAAAGATATTTTCAAAAGATGAGCTTCCATCCATATCAAAATGCATCCCGTGCATTCCATGCATTTCATGCATTTCGTGCATAGCATGCATAGCATTCATTCCATGCATTCCATTCATTCCAAAAGGAAATCCTTCACAATTATTTAAAATATCTTTCAAATTTTCATTATCACCTATCATATCATATTGTTTTCTTTTATTCTCATCAGATAATATTTCATATGCGTTTGTAATTTCTGCAAATTTTTCAGGGTTGCCGCCTTTATCAGGATGATGCTGTACAGCTAATTTTCTAAATTTTTTTTTAATATCTTCTTGAGATGCATTATTATTTATTTGTAATATTTCATATAATTTAAATGTCGGCATTATATTTTAATTATTAATATTATTATCTTTAAATTTATTTTTTAAGTTAAAAACAATAAAAATCATATGTTTAAAATATTACATTATGATAATTAATTATATTTATGATTTTAGTAAAAATCATAATAATGACAGTTATAGACAAAAAGAATTTATTGATATTGGAGTTGATATCATAATTAATATTGTTTCAATACTATCTGCATGTTTATGTTGGACTACTACACAAGGTAGTATGTCATATAAACTATTTTGTTCTTGTATAGCATATATATTTAATATATTTTATATATTGTATTATGTACAGTCAACCCGTGGGCTGACTCTAGAGCCAGCCTTGTAAAGGCTGGCTGTACATATTCAAAAAAATATTGAAATATAAATAACTTAATAAAATAAATTTATAGTAATATAAAATATATAAAATATAAAATGACTCTCCGAGTAAAATGCCTAGATGAAAACATTAAAAACGTATATATTGACTATATTCAAGAAAGAAATGATTCATATGATATTACAGCGAGTGGATTTAATACAATTTGTATTAAAGACCAAGTTATACCAGCAAATTCTTTTGCTAATAAAATTAAACTTGGTATTGTTTGCCAGCCACTTGAAAAGCATGGGTATATGTTATGCCTAAGATCGAGTACAGGAAAAAATACTAAACTTAGATTGTCTAATCAAATCGGTATTATTGACGAAAATTATAGGGGTGAAATTATGGCTTTGGTTGATAATTTTGATAATGAAGATTTTGTTATCAAAAAAGACGAAAGATTATTCCAACTTGTTTTTCCAAGTTTGAAACCCTTTAAAATAGAATTAGTTGATGATATTGACGAGTCTGATAGAGGTTCTAATGGTTTTGGTTCAACAGGAACAGGAACCAATAATATTTAGATATCTCTAGTTGTCCAATATTCATCTCCATAACTAGCAAATAATTCATCACCTTTTTTTATATCTTTAATTGAATATAAACATATTTGACTATTTTTTTTTATTTTTTGTTCAATAATTCTAAATTCACAATTGTTTTCAAATTCTGATTTATTAGAATCATTTATCATAGCTATATAACATCTAGGAAAGTTTTTAGCGTCTATAAAATATTTTTTTGAGATTTGAAATGAATAATCAGTCACTTTATTATTTCCAAACAAAACATCACCTTTGTAATATCCAATCATTGTATCTTTAGGAATATTTTGAACACTAAATAAACCGTTTCCACCATTTTTTATATTGCTTGGTTTAATGTCTAAAATAAATTCAGTGTTGTTATAAAAAAAATTTTCGAATGACATAATATTTCTAATATTATTATATCTTTATATAATTAATAATTTGCACATTCAAATTACATAATATATATATAATTAATATAAAGATATAAAGATAAAAAAATATATAATTTTAAATGACGGATTACTTAGATAAAGATGAACCTATAAATGGACAAAAATATGTTTGCTTATCAATTTTAACAAATAACAGTATTAAAGATGTTTCAACAGAAGAGGTTATTAAAACAGATAATAATGCTAAAGGAATTAAAATTAGAGGAGTTTACAATACAATGGAAGAAGCAAAGAAAAGATGCGAACAAATTAGACAATTTGACAAAGTATTTAATGTATTTGTAGGAGAAGTTGGTGCATGGTTACCATGGGATGACGACCCTGAATCAGCAGAAGAAGCTGTATATGCTGAAGAAAAACTAAATCAATTGATGAAATCATTTAAAGAGCAACAAATCAAGGCAAAAGAATATCATGAACTTAGAAAACAACAACTAGTTGAACAATCAATGAAATCTTCGCAAAAAAATACAGATGAAAAATCATCAGATGAAGAAAAAGATATCAATAATATTATTGAAAACAATATTGAAGATGAAAAAGAAGGTCTAAATGATTATAAAAATGAGATTAATGACAAAGAAACACATGTTAAAAATATTAATACAGAACTAGAAAAAGCAAAAAAATTATTTGAGGAATTAACTAAAAAATCAAATGAAAATAAATCATAAAAATTATCTATATTTATATTTATTATATAATATTATATAATAAATGAATATTATTAATTATATTATGATTTTTTTATTTATTGTAGGAATAATATTAGTAACGTATGAAATGTCAATAAGAAGTGTGAAATGTCCTGCAAATAAAGTTATATATAAATATGTAGCAATAAATGATTTGGATTTTAATAATAATCTTGACGAAGTAATTACAAACATGTTTAAAAAACCATCACCATGGATTGGTAAAATAGAAAATAAAAAAAAAGACTGATAAAACATTTAAAGAATAATAATTTTTATAAACATAATATTATGTTTATAAAAAATGATTTGGATACAAATTTTTCAGAACTATCAGAAGATAAATTATCTGAAACATTTAAAGATTATTCAAAACTATTAAATAACAAAGAAGGGTTAGAACTTGGAGGACCAAGTATGTTTTTTCATCCTTCTGGTATATATACAGCACCCAATAAACTAGATAATGTAATATTTGCTGAAAATACATTATGGAATGTTACAAAAAATAATATTGATTATATTTTTAATGGGAAAAATATACCAGGTAAAGTATATATATCAGATATAGTTGATTTGTCAATTATTAAAGATAAAACATATGATTTTGTTTTTGCATCGCATATTTTAGAACATGTAGTTAATCCATTAAAAGGTTTAAGTGAAATAACAAGAGTTTTAAAAGACGATGGAATATGTATTTTAATTTTACCATGGAAGGAGGCTACATTTGATCATAAAAGACCAATATCATCATTCTCTAAATTACTTGAAAATTATAATAATAATAGAGATGAAAAATATATAGATGATTATTTACCAGAAATAAAGGAATTTTATGATTTATCAAGAGATAAACCTGCAGGTACAATGGAACAATTTTTAGATAGATGTAAAAAACAGTATGAAAATAGAGCTTTACATGTGCATGTGTTTGATTTTGAATTAATTATAAAGTGTTTAAATTATTTTAATTATAAAATAATTGATACTCAATTTGTGCGACCTTATCATCAAATAGTTGTAGGACAGAAAAAAACCTAAACTTTTTTTATTTGAACATTTGTTTTTCTATTTTTATACATATATTGTGTTAAATCTGTAACTGATGTTTTTTTATCATGTTCGGGGTCAAAATTTTTCTCATTAAACTTTATATATGGTTCTGTTCCTAATTTAAAATCAGGTGTTTTATTTGCTTTGAAATAAAACACTTTTTTAGTAATATCGTTGCTTCTAATGTTGTTATTAATAACCATACAACCATAATCATTTGTAAGTTCTGCAAATGCAATTTCAAAAAGATCTCGAGTGGGGAAAATACCGGCATAATGTTCATATAATCGTTTCCTATTACTAAACGTATCTTCTCCTAATAAAAATATAAAATTAAAATTTGATCTTAATTCTGGTTGAATACCCAAACTAAATTGCATAGATAATAGAAATGTTATTTGAAAATGTCGTCCTTCATTAAATATTGACAACATTTTTGGATCTTTTAACCATTCATTTTTCGAACTCATACAATCATCCATGACAAAATATGATCTAGGATCTATTTTTGGTTTATTTTCTTTAACTCTTCTATTATTTTTTTCAAGTATCATTTTTTGACGTTTTAATAGATTTACTAAAATCTCTTCTTTATAAGTATGATGAATAAAAGAAGGTGGTATAAAATCATCATAGAATTTGTTCATTTTATCTGTAGGAGCAATAACAGTTCCACAAGGAATCTTTGTTTTATAAAGATAATATAAAATCTCTCTGATTACCCAACTCTTCCCAGATCCAGATTTTGCAATAATTGCAATTCTGGGATTTAAAAAATTTCCATCTGCATCATACACTAAATTTTTTAAATCAAACTTTTCAAATTGCAGTTCCATTTATCTATCTATCTATATATATAGATAGATAGATATAAAATATGATATTAAAACTTATCTGTTAATATTTTTTGCGACTGTAATTTTATTATTGGAACATTTTCGATAAAATTATTTTCTTGGTAAGCACAAATTGCCCATATTATTAAACTAACTAAAGTTGCAATTCTTAAAGATGAATAATATTCAGATTCTTCTGAGTTATTTTTAATATAGGTTTTATCTAATTCTAATAATATAAACATTACAATACCTGCAATTATTGCATACACATAAATATATATACTCATTATTAATTTATATATAGATATTCTTTTTAGATTTATAAATTAAATTGATAATTAAATGATTTTTTTGTTTTATTATTGTTTGTATTATTTGATTTATCTTTTTCTGACATTAATAATTTTTTTTCATCTGATAATTCTACAGAAAAGTGATTTAAAAATATTTCTTGTATGTTTGTGTTTATGTTTGTATTATTACTAAAGCTATCTAAAACCTTATTTTTTCCATCATGTTTATAGTATGAAACACTTGCACAAACACTTTCATGGTCGTCTTCTTCTATATGATTTTTTTCTGATTTATTTGTCATTTTATTTACTTTTTGTTGTATATTATATGATAGCTCTTTATCAGTTTTGCGTTCTATATTGTTTTTTTCTATTTTTCGCTCTTGTACTTGTTTTTGCACTGATTCTGGTTCTTTTTCAGATTCTTTTTCAGATTCTTTTTCTGATTCTGATTCTGATTTTTCTAGTTTTTGATCAATTTTATTTATAAATTGTTGTTCTAATTCTGGTTCTTGTCCCTCTTGCTCTTGTAAAGATTGTGATTTATAATTTTTTTTAACAAAATCATCGTTTTTTTTATTTTCTAATTTCATCAAATTTTTTAAATTTTGTTTTTTTGCTTCCGATATAGTAACATCTATATTAACATTAGAATCATCTTTGAAACTGTTACCTAAATATTCTTTAATAATCATATTTAAAGGTAACATTTTACGTATAGCTTCAATAATTGCATTTCTAATGATTTCTTTAGCATCTTTCTGATTGCGATTAATGTCATATAATGAATGTTTATGATAAAATAAAAATGGATTAGTATAAAAACTCCTAGCAGATTCAATATAACAATTATGAATAAATTCTTTAAAATCAAAATTGGTATTAATTTTTAATAATGATTTATCTGACGGATGAGTGTTTGTTAAAATCATAATATTTGCTTTTACAACTGCATCTACTAGTTTTTTTAATAATTCAGGACATGTGCTCATACATAATATTCTATTTGTTTCGTTTTCTAATAAATTATTATTCCATTTAGGAATTTTTTTTAAAAATATTTGAAAAGTTTTTAATTCTTCTTCTTGGTTTGCAATTTTTATTGCATCATCATAAATTGAAGAAATACCTTCATAAATTAAAGGAACTAATATATTAGTTAATTGAATTGTATATTCGTTCTTAGTTTCTACTAAATAATTCATTTATTATTATATAATATAATATATAATATAATATAATAATATTAAACAAAATTTAAATATTTTTTTTACATACACACCCAGTATCATGTATTCCATCATTACAACTTAAATTGGTTGGTAAATAGTCTTTCATATTAATTTTTGGGTCTTTAATATTTACACTTGTAGGCCATTGAGTAGAACAACATTCTTTACTACAAATTATTTTTTCCATATTATAGCCCATTGGGGTATCATGTTTTAAATTAAAATAATTATCATTATTATTTTGAAATTCTTCCGAATATGTATTATAATCGCAAGTAAAATAATAATAATTATTATAAAATAAATACAACACAAATAATACAAATAGTAATATTAAAAAACAAACTATATTATTAAACATTATATATAATATTATTAATATTTTATTTTAAAGGTTCAATTATATTT